CTTACTATGCATATATAGTATGTGATGATAAAATCAAAAGGATAAAAAATCTATAAAGGAAAATGGTGTGGTATTTATAGTATAAGTTTATTGTCTGTATTGCAGAAAAGTATTAGTAGATAAAAGACATCAAACTTTTATAATCTTTTATATATAATACTTATTAGCTAATACAATATTGATTAAACAAAATCTTAATCAACACAAAAAATAAATAAAAACAAAAATGAGTTTAAGCAACATTAATCTAAACAGCGGTTCAAAATCACCAATCAAAAGATTTTACAAATGGAATGGTTCATCTGGGAACTTTTCATACTACGATAAAGAAACAGAAACAAACATCATCGTAGAGTCACCAATCACAATTATACCAATCGATAAACTTTCTCTAGTTGAAGGCTTTAACTCTAAAGCAGGAAAAGGTTTTCGTTCTAACGAAGTTCGTTCAACTTCAAAAGAAGAATTAGAAGTTCGCTGGCATGGTGGAAGTGCAATCACTTCGGGTCTTTATAAAGACATTAAAGAAAAAGTAAATGCATTAGGTGGACATTTTCATCTTTCAATCTACTTCATTCAACAAATCGATGGTAAATGGGAATTATGTAATCTTAAACTAAAAGGTTCAGCACTTTCTGCTTATTTAGATGCTGAAAAAGTGGTTAAAAACTTTGAAGGCTTACTCGTAACTATTGATAAAGGTGAAAAGGACAAAACAGGAAATGTTGAATATTTCAGACCAAAAATCACTGGTAGAAAAGCAAGTGAAACAGATCATCAAACAGCAGTTAATATGGATATTGAACTTCAATCTTATTTTAATGATAAGAAGAACGCGGTTGAATTTGAGGCACCTTTAACCGATGAAGAGAAAAAGCAATTAGTTAAACCAAAAGCTGAAAAGGTTTCTAAATCAAACAACAAAATCGAGGAACAATCACAAGAGGATTTCTTCGAAGACAATTTCAAATAAATTACCATCCATACATAAACACGAAATAACCCAAGTTTAACTGCCGTTTCTCTTGGGTTATTTATTTTTAATAAAAGATTTGGTAGATTAAAAAAGAATCCGTATATAAACTTAGACTAAAGGAAAAGAGATCAAATTAATCAAAAAGCATTCGTTTGAAATGATGAGAAAGATTTGGTAGATTAAAAATAAAGTAGTATATTTGTATAACAATTAAAACTTAAAAACATGGCAGTAGTAATTAACTTCGAACCAATTAAACAAGAATTTAAGCAATTCTTAAAGAACGATAAGAAAGATGGTATTAAAAAGGCGTGGTATTTCTACCATAATAAGTCAGGACAAATACAAGCAATTGATACGGTCTCCCAATTAGAATACTTTACTGAAACCTATAGATCACAAGGCATTCTACCATACAAAACTATAAATAAGAGGAGTATGTATGGTGCCAGATTAGTTACACTACATGTTTTCCGTAAAGAAGGTGGATCAATAACCAATGGGATTGATACAGAAGGCAATATTTGTTATGATAAAGTTGCACTCGCTTTGGGTTATCTACCCGCTAATTGCGAAACAGTTATAGCAGAAGTTATATTCTAATTGCACAAATTTATAAAATAAAATATGAAAACAATAAACGTAAAAATCAAAGGTATGCTACCCTTGCTACAGCACAAAATGCCACTAGCAACAGAAGCACAATTAGCATCAACAGTTAAGAAGTCAAAAGGACAATCCAAATTGGATGATCCAGAAGACTTCCTATACAAACATGATGGTGTAATCGTTCAACCAGCAGAACACATCTATCAAGGTCTGCTTAAAACATTATCTGGATATAAAATCCAAGGTAAAGGAAAGAAAACCTATAAGGACATGGGTAAAGGATACATCACTGTTATGCCAGAATACATCCCACACATTCACCAAGAATGGGTTCCAGATGAAAGAACAGTAGTTATTGGTGCCACTCGTGGTAGAATTGTTCGCATAAGACCAAAGTTTAATAACTGGGAATTAGAGTTCCAATTACTCCTAAGAAGCGATGAACTCCCAGTAGATGTAGTTCAAGCAGCATTACAAGATGTTGGTATGTCTGTGGGTCTTGGTGATTATAGGCCTCGTTTCGGTCTATTCACTGTAACTGAATTCAAAGAAATAGTTTAATGTTCGACAGTAATATCTGAAAGGGTATTGCTGTCCTCTAAAAGTAGGTGTGGTTAGGTAAGGTGAGGTTAGGTTAGGTATGGTTAGGTATGGTGAGGTTAGGTGAGGTATGGTTTCGACAGTAATATCCGAAAGGGTATTGCTGTCCTCTAAAAGTAGGTGTGGTTAGGTAAGGTGAGGTTAGGTAAGGTTAGGTAAGGTATGGTGAGGTTAGGTTAGGTATGGTTTCGACAGTAATATCCGAAAGGGTATTGCTGTCCTCTAAAAGTAGGTGAGGTGAGGTTAGGTAAGGTGAGGTATTTATATATTTCTTCATTTATCAGTTTTTCTGTCTGTTTGTCCATTGCGTAATTTTTCTAAAATTTTTCTTTCCTCTTCGTTTGGAGATCTATTTTCTTTATTCATTTTGTCTAATATATCATCAATAAATAAGTCGTCTTTTGATTTTGGACTATGGTTGGTTTCATATTTAGATGTTGAAATGTGATATAGTTTTTTAGTTTTGTTATTCACTTTATAATATTTACTTGGGAATTTTGAAAGCATTCTACCGATTTTGGTATTATTAAATTCACCAGTCATTGTTTTCTCGCCGCGGATTAGTAGTTCTAAATTTAATGCTTGCTTAATTTCTTCAATAGTCATTTTATTATTGTCATCAACGACAAATATATCAGAGATAATGTCTTCTATGTCTGATTTTAATCGGCTTTGGTCTCTATATTTATCCAGTTCGGATATATCTATATTGGAAGGTCTTTGGCCTTGTTTATATAAATAATAGATATATCCCCATACCTTATTATAGTCAATCTTCTTTAGCTCACCACCATCTTTATCATAAATATTCATCGATTCAAATGTTAGAATGAGAAATCTTCTACCACCTGTTAGATCATTGTATAGAAATTCTTCGTTTGTATCCATAATAAATGTTGCGATTCTTTTTAGTTCAGTTGAGTATTTGTCATATGGTCTTCTATATTGAACTGTGCTCATGGATGTTACTCGTTTTATTAAGTTTGTTTCTGCCTTGGTCATAGATGTATTTTCCATATCATAGATAAACATCTTTTCGGCTAACTGTTTTATTTGGTCTGGCGATTTTATATCATAATAGAATGATGTAGAGACCCACTGATTGAATGGTTCTAAGAAATATTCGATGATCCATGTAGTTTTACCCATACCTTGTCCGCCTTTTATGGATAGGATTTCGTCATATTGAGTGTCAAATATGTTTTTCATAGCACCAAGCATCCATCTCTTTAGGATTTTTGAGGTTAATTCTTTTCCTTCTGTTGTTGTTATATAGTTTGATATTTTATCAAATTCAGTGGGATCATTTGTTAGGATAGATTCTAATTTATCCTTAATGAAATTAATTTTTTTCATATTATTTTTAGAAGTTATATGCTTAAAGATTGCATCATATGTAATTTTTGTGCTATAGTTATATCTAATATCAATTAGGATTTGATTTAAGATTGGATCAGACATAAGTTCTAATTGATCATTGTGCTTGTAGAATTGATGTCCTGTTATTTCATCCAGGACTATATCAAATCCCATCTCTTTTTGGATTTGAGGAAGATCTGTTTCGGTCCATATATATTTTTTGAGGTGAGCATCGCCTTGTTTGATAACAAAACCAAAATCTAACATTCTTTTTAGAATGAATTTTTCACTGCCTACTTTATCAGGATCAAATGATTTTGATATATTTAACCATTGTTTATCTACATCAGAGGGATTATATTTTGATGATAGCATTGAGTATCTATGATAAAGATCTTTACCATTTTTACCATGTATATTATATATAATGAAGCCAAGTTTTAACCAATCTTTATAATCTTCGAATGCATCAATTGAATTCTCCTTAAAGTATTCATATCCTATGGTTAGTATATCATTAGAGCTAGGTCTTAATTTAGTTTGATTATTTGATTTTGCTATATTTGATTTCATTTTATTTGGTTTAGATTTTAATGAATCTAACCATAATTGGTTAGTCTCAAATTTAGAACAATCCTCATTAAAATACACATCTTGTTCGGATGCTAGGTAGCACAATCGATTTATATTTTTACCGGATTCATCCAATTTAAGGTTATATTTTTGTTCGAAGTATTCCTTTACTTTTTCAAATGAGAACTGGTGATAGGACTCTATGTTTTCAATTATAGAATCGTTATATGGAAAATCTAATTCAATTAGCACTTTTATACCTGTTCCGCTTGGAGATATAAATGCAAGAAGAATATAAACATCTTTACATATATTATTAAAGTTAGTAGAGACATTTGGTATTTTATCGAAATCTAAAATTATAAATGGTTTATATTCTATGATATTAGATTTACCATCTTTTGTATTACATTGGAATAGTACTGCTTGGAGATTTGATTTCATAAATCCTTTTATTTTTGGATCTGCTTGAGCTTTTATATCTAAAGCAGCTTGTTTTTTTGATTGAGTGTCAGCAATTATTTCAAGCAGATTTAGCCACTTTTCGCCTTTTATATCACGATATGTGTTAAACACTTGAAATTCTCTCTGTCTGTTTATTTTCATATGTTTCGAGTTATTTTAATACTTATATATTAGGTTTTTAATTTGTTTTTTTGCGAACTGAAAATAAATAACATACCTAACTGAAGACGCTTATATTTATTAGTATAGTTGTTGGGTTTTCAGTTTTTTTCTTCTTCTTATAGTAGTAGTAGTAGTAGCTGGTTATATATAAGTAATAAGTACAGTACAAGTACAGGGTAGTGTTTTTACCACAACTATAACCAACCTAAAAAATTAAAATACCTAAAATATAGAAAATAGGATGACACTGATGATTAGAATATATCTAAAATGTAATTAGAAGCATTTTAAGAGACTTTAATATAAAAGTGATATGTTGATATGGTTTAGAGAAAATAATGCGTTAAAATGAAAATATAGAAGTTAAATATAAAAACAATATGAAGGAAACAATATATAATATATAAAAAGATACAAAAAAGACAATTGGTATGAAAATAGAAAAAGTTAAGATAGATAGTGTAAAAATGAATAGTAAGAATCCAAGAATTATTAAAGACGATAAATTTAATAAGTTAGTTAAATCAATAAAGGATTTTCCAGAGATGTTGGATGTTAGACCAATAGTAGTTGATGATGATATGATTGTATTGGGTGGTAATATGAGATTAAAGGCATGTAAAGAAGCGGGGTTAAAAGAAGTAAGTATAATTAGATTTAGTGATATAAGTGAAGATAAGAAGAAAGAGTTTATTGTAAAAGACAATATAGGATATGGTGAGTGGAGTTTCGATTTATTATTACAAGATTGGGATAAAGAAGTCCTATTAGATTGGGGGTTAGATATACCAGAGAAGTTAAATAAGGAAGTATTAAGTGATAATGTTATAAGTTTATTTATAGACTTAAAGGATGAGTATAAACAAAAAGAATTATATACTAAGTTAATAGAACTGGGATATAGTGATAAAGATATAAAGTTAATGAGTTTTAGTGTTGATGAAGAAAAGAAAGAAATAGTAGTTGATAGTAGTAAAATGGATAAAGATGGATTATTATTAAAATTTAATATAGATAGAATAAGTGAGCCAGAGATTACATATAATGTAAAATATATATTAGATAAGTTTGATATGAAGGAAGTTAGTAAGCAGAGTTTCAGCGGAGAGATTAATTTAGATTTTAACTGGAACATAGGATTAATAGTTGGTAATAGTGGGACTGGTAAAAGTACAATAGCAAAAGAGTTATTTGGTGATAGTTATAAAACTAATTTTGAATATGATAATAAGGCGATAGTAGATAATTTTGGTGATAGTGATATAAATGACATTATTAATACATTAACAAATGTTGGATTAGCAAGTACAACAACTTGGATTAAGCCATATCATGTATTGAGTGGTGGTGAGAAGATGAGATGTGATTTAGCAAAAGCACTATTAAGTAAAGATGATTTAATTGTATTTGATGAATTTACAAGTGTAGTTGATAGAAATGTAGCAAGATTAGGAAGTCATGTATTACAAAAGAATGTAAGAAGTAGGAATAAGAAATTTATAGCAGTTGGATGTCATTTTGATGTAGAGGATTGGTTACAACCAGATTGGGTATTTAATACGAATGATATGAGTTTTACTGTTAAAAAAAAAAGAAGCGACCAGACATTAACTTCTCAATTAGAGAATGTAGAGATAAGCGAGAAAAGGAACTTGCTTGGAAAGTTTTTAGTAAGTATCACTATTTAGATCACAATTTAAATTATGCAGCAAGAGTGTTTGTTGGATATATAGATGATAATATGAGTGCAATAGTGGCTGTGTTGCCTCAACCAGGTTCAGTTCCAGGTCTGTTTAGAATAACAAGGTGCGTTGTATTACCAGATTATCAAGGATTAGGATTAGTTAATATAATGAATGAATGGATAGGTGAATTATATTGGAGTCAAGGTAAAAAGAGATTAAGTATAGTTACTACACATCCGGGATTAATAAAGAGTTATTTAAGAAGTGATAAATGGAAATTACAGAGTATGGATAAGGGAGTTAAACTATCTGGTAATTTCGATAAGAATATATTAAGTACAAGATTGAAAGCATCATTCTTATACTTACCAAAAAATAAGGAGGATAGTATTTGGGATATACTATAATTTAAATGTCAAAGAAACAACCAGAGCAATATAAGAGATTGCTATTAATAGCATTAGAGAAGACACTAGGAATAGTAACACCAGCTTGTCAAGAAGTAGGTATATCTAGGGATAGATTTTATAAATATTATAATGAGGATCCAGAGTTTAAAAGAAAAGTAGATGAGCTAAACCAAGTAACATTAGATTTTGTTGAGAATCAATTATTGAAAAAAATAAAGGATGGGTCAGAGAAGTCAATAATGTTTTACATGAGATATAAAGGTAAGAAAAGAGGTTATGTAGATAATTTAGATATAACAAGTGGTGGTGATAAGATATTTCAAGTAATATATGTTGATAAGGAAAATAACAATGATGATGAAAGTAAAGGCGACTAAGTTACTTAAATTAATGAACAAAACTGATAAGAGGATTATTCTACATGTTGGTGGATCTCGTAGTGGTAAAACTCATCAGATATTATTACATTTGATTTTATATTCATTGGAGAATAAAGATAAAACAGTAACAATAGCAAGAAAAACATTCCCATCTTTAAGAGCAGGTGCTTATCGTGAGTTCTTACAAATCTTAAAAGATTTAGACTTATACAAAGTAGAAGACCATAATAAGACAAACAACACCTATACTCTCAATAATAATCTAATTCAATTTATATCAATAGACCAATCAATCAAACTACGTGGTCTTAAACACGATATAGTTTTTATTGACGAGTGTAATGAAGTAAGTAAAGATGAAGCAGATCAAATCTTTATGAGAACGAATGATAGGATTATATTAGCACAGAACCCATCTGATGCTATTCACTGGTCTATGAATTTAATGAATAATGATAAATGTTTATACATTCATTCAACATATAAAGATAATCCATTCTTACCACAAGGTATTATAAATCAAATAGAAAGCTATAGAGATACAGATGAAGATGCTTGGAATGTATATGGATTAGGACTACCAGCAAAGAACAACGAATTAGTTTATTCAAACATCAAGCCATTTATAAGTACTGATTTAACAATAAAAGTGGAGGACAAAGATTTTCCAATATATGAAGAGATTATTTATGGTGCTGACTGGGGATGGAATCACCCAACTGCTATTGTTAAAATCTATTTAAACTATACGATGAATAAGTTTTGGGCAGAGGAGTTAGTACATGAAAGTTATTTAACGATGGATGATTTAATGGTGAAGATAAAATCATTGAACATACCACAGGATAAACCTATTTATTGTGATAGTGCTGAACCACAAAGAATAGAAACATTAAAGAGAGCAGGCTATGATGCTATACCTGCGAATAAGGATGTTAAGTCTGGTATAGATTTATTGAAGAGCATGGAGTTTCATTTACATATTAATGCTACAAAGACATGGGAAGAAACAAGAAAATATAAGTGGAAGATGAATGGTGAGATTAAAACAGATGAGCCAATTAAGTTATTTGATGATGGTTTATGTGCTATTAGATATGCTGTTTATACACATATAAACAAAATGAGTAAATTAGTCGACTATGATGACGACGACTTTCAAATATATAATATATGATGAATTGGAATGATATAAGTATAAGAAAATGGTTACAGATACAAGAAGTATCTGAGAGTGATTACTCAACAGTAACAAAAGATATTAAGATACTTTCGATTATTCTTGATATAAGTGAAGACGTAATTAGAAATTATCCTTTGAAAAAATTAAATGAGAAAACATCTGAGTTAAGTTTTCTATCACAACCACTACCAAGTAGATTAGAACCTATTATAGAATTGAAGGGGGTAAAGTATGGTATGATACCACAATTGGATTATATAACTGCTGGAGAATGGAATGACTTGGAGAATTTAAGAAAAGAGCCAACAAAGAACTTACCATACTATGTAGCAATCTTGTATAGACCAGTAACTCTTTATAGAGAAAGTGATGGTTATTATGAGATAGAGGAATATTCTACAAAAGGGTTTAATGAAAGAGTAAGTATCTTTACTGAGCTAATGCCTTGCACGATTGCATATACATTATTGCTTTTTTTTTCAAGTTTCGTGATCGATTTAGGGGAGAATTTAGCGACATATTTGACGATGAGCAATCAGGAGACGAAGGAGAAGAAGACATCAAAGAAGAAGATGACGATGAAGAAGAAGCCAATCCATACAAAGCCAAGAAAGAGTATTCAGAAGAGTTCTTAGAAAGGTGGAGTATTTATCATATGATAGCCACATTGGCTGATGGTGATTTTATCAAGATGCAACAATATTGGAAATTACCAATAAAATCAATATATCACCACTTAAGGTATAGACTACAAGGTGGGGTAAAATAATTTAATATATAAGCATATGGGTTATCTATCATTAACTAAGATTAAATCGGTATTTCAAGAATGGGCAACTAATGACCCAAATATTGTTCAGTATGGTTATGGTGATTTTTGGGATGGTAATGCTAAACCAAAAGTAGAACAAAAGTATCCAGGAATGTTTATATCCCCAATATCAACAACTGATATTCAAGCAAGGAATAATCAGTCATCTCAGTTAAAAAGACAGTTTAGAGTATTCTTTTTTGATTTAGTATTTAATAATATTGATGAAGTACATTCTACAACAGAAGAATTAGCACTGAGGTTTGGTAGATGGTTAAAGAATTTAGAAGACGAGATAGAACTCGTAAGCATATCTACATTAGAACCATTTAAAGATAAATGGGTAGATGATGTAGCAGGATATACATTTCAATTTGAATTAGAGTTTATAGCAACTGATTTAGATTGTGGTGATCCAGAAAATACAATTAACATCTAATGGCTCAAAGAAAGACTGGTTTCTCGTCAAACTCAAATATACAAGGAGATAAATTAATCCTTAATTATGGTTTAACTGCTGCTGTTGGTATTCAATGGGCAGGTGAAACAAGTAGTACTTATAATTTTCCAGAGGTAGATGGTGCTTCATCATCTGTCTTAACAACAGATGGTAATGGTAATTTAGTATGGAGTACAATCAATACTGGAACTGGTAATGTTCAAGGAACAATGAGTACAACTTATATTCCTAAGTTTATAACTGGATATGGTTTAACTGATTCAAGTATCTATAATACTAATAATCAAATCTTATTCCCAGCAGGTCAAAGTGGTACTCCATCTATTGCGTTTCAAGGGGATACAGATTTAGGTATTTATAGAAGTGCTGCTAATCAATTGACTATAACAACTAATGGGACTGATGTTGCTTCATTCAAATATGATGAGGTGAATATTCAACCAGCAAGTGGTAATAGTCAGATTTATGTTTCTAATGGAGGTGTTGCTATAACACAGAATACACAAATAGATATTTCAACTCCTGCTCTAAGATGGACTGGTCATTCAATGGCTGATGAGGATTTATTATATTATGATATGGTTACTCAAACCATTAAGGGGACAAGTAGTGCTAATTTTATTGGAACTGGTGCAACAGGGGCAGTTGGTGCAACAGGGGCACAAGGAACATATAGTGGTCCAACAATAATGTTACAGAGTGGAACATGTTCAGGTGATGAGTTTAGTGGAAGTCCTTTAACGAGAAGTATAACATTTGTTGGAACATTTACACAATCATATAATGTCTTCTTGAATAGTGATATAAGTAGAGATTGGACTATTATCAATAAGAATTCATCTGGATTTGATATTAATTCTAATTCTATAACTTCATTTACTGAACTAATTGAATGGACTGCTATTGAAACCTCAGCAACACAAAGTGGTATGTTTATTGGTGCACAAGGTATTCAAGGTCCACAAGGTGCTACTGGAGCAACAGGTGCTGATGGACCTGTAGGTGCTACAGGAACTGGATTAGGAACCTTATGGCAAACATTACAAGATACTAATGTGATTGGTTGGACTTTCTCAAATGGAGTTAATGCACAAGTAACTTTAACCGCTGATAGACAATTAAGTATAACTGGTGCTACTGCTGGTAATAGCGGAGTATTAAAGATTATACAAGGTGGTGCTGGTTCGTTTAGAATAAACTTTGGTGCTAATGATAAGTTTCCAAGTGGAACATATTCATTTACAACAGTTGCTGGTAGATGGGATATGTATGGTTGGACTTATGACGGAACATACTTCAACTGGAGCTATGCTAACAACTACTATTAATTATGACTTATAATCACCAGAACGTAGGGTATATATCTCTGCTTAATAATACTAATGGACTAACTTACTCACAACCCAATTGGGCTTGGTATAAAATGGATGCAGCAACAGCTTCTTCAATCACCGATTTCGTTAATACAGTTAAAGTAAATGGTGATGTTGTTAGGATATGGGACTATAGTAATAATGGAAGACATTTATATTCAAGGGGTGAAGTTGATGCAACAGCAGAAACAGCACCAAGATGGAAAGCAAATTATAAAAATGGACTAAGTGTAGTGGGAACTGCAAGCAATGGTTATGATGGACTAAAAGCAACAGCAAGTATTAATCTATCAACAGTCCCAGAAATGACTATTGTAATTTTAGGTGGAACATACGCTGTGGATTTATTTACTAATAAGGTAGTAAGGGCAGTATCTAACTTCGTAAGTGGAAATATACAATTAAATACTTATAACAAACAAGGATCATTTACTACACATTCGCAAGCATATGGCTTCACTGCTAAAGGTGAAAATATATTTGCTGGAACATCTTCAACACTAATAAATGCTCAGAATTATAGATATGCAGGATTGACGCCATTCTTTAATGGTTCATCTACTGCTTCTGGGAATGCCACTGCAAGTTATATAACTTCAGTCGGGCCAGCACAAATGGAAATTATGATATGGGATAGAATCTTATCTAATAATGAGATATTGGATGTAGAAAACTACTTAAAACAAAAATGGAATATAAGTTATTAAGATGGATAGAGAAGAATTAGAAGATAATTTAAGAAAGTTAATATTCGATGCTCGCGTAAAGTGGGGTGATAATGTCGTTGCCGCAATTCGTAAAAGGATACAAGAACAATCAATAGAGGATACTGGTGTCTTAGAGAGGTCTATTATGCGTGAAGTCACTGAGGACGATGTGGAGTTCTTTATGGCAGACTATGGTAAGTTTGTTGATGAAGGTATTGGCTCATTAGGAGTTAATAGAAATGCCTTGAGACCTGGCTTTTATAAGAATGCTGGCGGCTTCTTAAAAGATTGGGCTGAAAAAAGAGGATTAAATCCTTTTGCAGTTGGTAGAAAGATAGAAGAAAGAGGCGGTATAAGACCAAGACCATTCTTCAAATCAACTATTGAGATAATGGTTCCAGAATTAGCACCGCTATTAGATGAAGCATATAAACTGGGTATTGATAAGATTATAGAAGACGCCAACAAGGATGCCCAGACATCAAAATAATAATATATAAGGTATGGCTTATACAATTAAACAAAACTTTACCTCAAATAAGTTTTATCCTACAAGTAATCCTATAACTGGGATAGTTAACTCATCTAATTCTGGTAATTGTAATTTTAGATATGTAGCAGATATTTATATTAATGGAGTTAAATTAAGTACTCCATTCAAAGCATGGCCTGACCCAACAACTAGTGATGGTATATTTGATTTTACAAAGATAATTGATGATTATATTAGCGATAGTATTCCTAAGCAACCTTATACAAATTATTTTAATGCTGCTTCATCTACGACTGCACCTGCTGCTGTATTTTCTTTTTATGTAAAGTATGGAGAAGAATATGATTCAAGTGTTGATTGTAGTGGTACAATTACTTCTTATCTAAACCAAGGGACTTCAAACACTGCTTATGCATATCATGGAGCATTTGATTACGAGGATTGGTTAAGTTATGATTATACAGATTATGCTGGCGTTTGGGCTAGTGCTTCTAATCCAATTTCATTTATGACTAAATCACCAAGGGATATTCCAGTTACTTATAATGACCCATATTACTTAGATGTTATAGCAATTAATCCACCAACAACTTATTCAAGTGCTGGGGTTGGTTATGTAGCATTAGAAGTAGTTAGATACTATAAGGATGGTTCTCAAGCAGAGAATAACTTTAATCCACCTTCTATAACAAGTTGTAGAAGATATAGATTAGCAGTTGGACCTTGGGACTTAAATGATATAACCAATCAATGTTTTATATCTCAATATGTTAAATATTATACAGTTAGATTAGTATGGAGGGTTGGAACTAATAATATACATGCATTAAGCGAAACATTTACATTTACATTAAAGAAACCAACTGAGTTTGCAACAAGATTTGGATGGATTAATCAATTAGGAGGTATAGATGCTTATACTTATTATCATAGAAATAAGAAAACATATGATGTTATTCGCTCTGTGTTTAGAAAATCTATGCTAAGAAGATATGGCAATGAATGGACTTACCAAGTTGGAGATAGACAAGTAGAAACTTATAATATAGAAGTAACACAAAAACATCAAGTATCTACATATGTAGAGCCAGGCAATGCAAGTTGGATTGCTAGTGATTTTGGATTATCACCAACACACTGGGTTTATGATAGAGAAGATATAAATGGATATGAGATGTTTAGAGAAGATTCAACACCAACAAGTAGGATGTTGTTAAAAGCATGTGCTGATCATGGTATAGTAGCAGGTGATAGTATATTTGTTTTACCAACGAATACTGTTTATAATACTGGAGTTAATGCAAGATATACAGTTGTAGCAGTAGAAGGTAATAGTATAGATATAGGAGTTACTTATAATAACTTTACTGCTGAACACAGAGGATATTTTTATAAGGATGCTGCATGGAGAATGCTTCCTATTCAATTAACAACAACTCCAATCCCAGAACTACAGAAAACAGGTAAGAAGTTATTATCAGTAATTGATTATGCAACTGCTTACGATAAAATAACTATTTCATAATGATTGAACTAATAGTCTATCACAGGCCATATAACTCGAAGATTAAAGCAGCTCCGATGGATGACCCAAGTGATCCAAAGAACTCTATTTTAAATAGAAGTTCAAGTCCTGTTCCAGAACCAGAAAGGGCACCAGGAAACTATTTCACAATGAAACAGAATCCTGCTAATCCAGTTACACCAATTGATCCAATAGTGCAATTACCTAATCCAGGAGCACAAGGTTTAAGGATTGATTTAGGTGATATACAATCATTTAGTTTACCTATTAATTACAATATATCAGATGTAAGGGAACCAGATAGAAAGAAAACAAGTTGGACTAAGACACTTGAAATACCTGGAACAAGAAACAATAATAGAATATTTGGTCATCTATACGATATGAGTAAGGATGGTTGGGTTACTATTGGAACAACAAGAGTTTATAATGGATTTAATCCAGGTTTGAGAAAGGATGTTATTTTATTAGAGGATGGTATACAAATTCTAAAAGGAAGTATGCAGGTTCTTAAATGTAAGAGAAGAATAGGCGGTAAGAATACTTATACAATAGCATTGAGTGGTGATTTAACTTCTCTTTTCTTTGATGTGGGCGAGGCTAAATTAGCCGATTTACCATTTGATGAGTGGGATCACGAATGGAGCAAAACTAATATAATTAACTCTTGGAATGGAACTATAAAGAGGAAAGTAAATGGCATTGATACAACAACTTCTAATGTAGTTGAGGGAACTAAATTTACTGCTGCTGCTGTATGGAGACATACTACAACTGGTAGATTGGGTGTAACAACAGTTGGTGCTCATGGTTTCGCTGAGGGTGATTTTGTTAGAAGTACTATATCCCCAATAGTATTCAATGGTTCATCAAACTCAGCAAGTGCCGTTGCTAATGGAACATGGTGTGTAGCCGAAGTTATATCTGCTACTGAATTTACTTTTAATACTCCTTATCCATTGCAATTAATGAGTTCATTTACTTATAATCCAGTTTCATTTAGTGATACTGTTCCGAATGGACAAGTATATAAGGTTAGTTGCACTGGTGAGGGATATGTTTATCCGCTGGTTAGTTGGGGTGATGAGTATGATTCAAATTCATTTCCAGTTACATCAATGGCTCCTTCTTATTTTGCTAAGGAGATATGGGATAAGATATTTGATAAAACAAATAGTAAATATCAATCTAACTTTTTAGATTCACAATTTTTTAAGAGATTATTAGTTACTCAAAAGAAAACAAGTTATGATTTAACACAAGCAGAAATTAATAGTAGAAAGTTTTATGTTGGTTCATTAATGGAACATACAAATGTTGTTTCTTCTCATTGTACACAGTGGGCTAAGATGACAATGGTTGGTGCTCAAACATTTAATGAAACAAGTACAAGTCCAGGTGCTCATCAACAAGCAGCAATGCCTGGAAGTAATATAGATCAAACAGCTAAATATCCCTTCAATATAGAGAGTGGATTGATTGGAAGTTCCAATCAGTTTTATGGTGATGTTAATGATAACTTTACTGATAATACATGGACAGTTAGAGAAAGTTCTGAGTATAAGATAAATTGTGTTATTAATTGCTCATCATGGATGGATATGCATTCGTTTGATGGAGTTGGTACAGGGGCTACAACTTCATTCGATGATTATCCACCAAGGGGTGGTAATTTACCTAATAATTATGCACTAGGACCAAAACCATCAACCTATTATACAAATCCATTTAGTGGCGAGGCTCGTAGATATTCACTAAGAGTAGCAATGGTTTTAGTTAGAGAAAGAATGGGCAATAAAACACCAAGTACATTAACAACAACTGATTTTTATGTTGGTTCTCAACCCTTCTATACATCACCAGGTAATAATGGGTTTCCATATTTTGGTAGATATTATCCAGCAGGTTGGGATAGTAAGACATTAAACTTCTCAAACTCATTCTTTTTTTCAAAAGGAGAAAAGGTATGGATTGAAGTGCATTATTACTTAGCATGCCCTGCATTTAGTGGTGGTAGTGCCCCTTATTTATGTAAGCCAGGTTATGTATCTGCAAAAGAAAATACAGATGATACAAATCGTACTAACATTGACTTTGCGGGTAGATGGTTTCTGAGAACAAAGGGTCTTTCCATATTTGGAAATGAACCAAGTCCTAAGTCTGGTGAAAATTCAATTATTTATGGTAAAGAGTTTCTACCAAAAGATATGTCATGTAAGGATTTCTTGAAGAATATAATTAAGATGTTTAATCTTTATATAACAGAAGATAGGTATATAGATAGATTATATTACATTGAGCCAAGAGATGATTTCTATTATGACGGAAGTAATGGGGCAAGTGATTATGTAGAGTGGGATGATAAAGCAGTTGGAGAGTTTGAAGCACAACCATTGGGTCAATTGTTAGGTAAGAATTATGTTTTCCAGAATAAAGCAGAGACTGATTATTGGAATAAAAGATTCAAGGAAGAAGTAGGTAGAGATTATATGTCTTATACATATACTATACAGAATGACTTTTTAAAGAATGATTATAAGATAGATGTTACTTTTGGCTCAACTGTTATGATTAACAATCCAGAGAATACAGATGTGGTTATGCCTGCTGTATTACAAAGAGAAGCAAATGGTTCATTTAAACCAAGTGGAACAACTGCGCCAAGAATGTTAATATGGGTTGGATTAAGACCTTATGCTAATAAGAATGGAACTGGAATTCCACTTGCTAATAACCCACTGTATCCAAGTAACTTTGGTTGGGAATTACTATCTTCTTCAACAGTAGTAACTGCTAATGCTGCAACAGCATCTCATCTACAACTATACCCATATGCTGGAACAGTGGATAGCCCATTAGAACCATTTTATGATATAAATTGGTTTAATATGGATGTAAGTAAAGGTGATTTAGTTTATTGGGATTATGCTAGATGGACTAATAACAATCTTTATTTAACATATTGGAAGAACTATATTGATGAGGTTTCTGATCCTTCTTCGATGTTATTAACAGTTGAAGTAGATTTAGGTCCGAGTGATATTGCTAATTTAGATTTTAGAAAGATATATGTTTTAAATAACAATTATTACAGATTACAAAAGGTAGTTGATTATTTACCAGGTGCTAATAGATTAACAAAAGTTGAGTTACTTAAATTGAAATCACCTTCTAAATGGACAAGACGATCTATTAATAATGGTGAGTACTTTGAGAAGTACTACAATGTGGATAGAGTTATTGATACTCCTATCCTGATTGCTCCTCCAAGAAGTAAAACCTGGAGAGACAGTTCCTATGGAAGTAATGCTCCTTATTCATTGGGCAATGGAACAATAACTAATAACGGATTAGCAAATCACATTGGTAATGGGGTAAGAAACCTCAATCTAACTGGAACAGAATGTTATATTGGTGATGGATCCACTAACCTAAACATAAGTGGTAATGGAATTAGTATAGCACCTAATGTAAGGAATGTAACAGTTCTTGGAACTGATAATATAACTATTGTTGAGAGTAATGTCTCTTACATCAATGGAACTAAGTACAAAGATGGAATCGCAATCACAAGATGTAACTTCATAGATGGTGGTGAAATAACTGCAAGTCAGAGTTCTTCTCTTGAATTTACAAGAAATAAAAACTCTATTATTAATTTTATTGATGGTGGAGAAGATGACATTTTAGAAGAGGGAAGTCAAGCAAGTGAAAACTTTATTGATGGAGGAAAGGATGTTATTCTAAATGGTGTATCTGATTTAGGTATATCAACAGTTATGAATACTCCAACTCCAAGAACTAATTATAGTCCAGGTGCAGATGTAACTTCATTAACACAATCAATGGTGGATTTTGTAAGATCTGCACAAGGAACAACATAATAAAATATATAGTGATATGGATAACATGTATATATACATACATCGTAGGTTAGATACAGGTAAGATTTTTTATGTTGGTCTTGGCTCCAATAAAAGAGCATATATCACCAGTGGTAGATCCACTAGATGGCAAGCAATGTATAGAAAACACGGAAGGGAGTGTTGTATAAAATTTGATAATCTAAATGTAAGTGTTGCACGATTATTGGAAAGGGCATTGATAAAGTTACATAGGACTAAAGAGGATGGTGGTTGTTTGGTTAATTTTGGACCTGGTGGTGATATACCCTACAATAAAGGACTACCAGCGCACATGCAGTCTAGATTTGGAAAAAAGAATAATAAAAAACAGAGGGAATCGGCAAGTATAAATATGAAAAATAATAATCCAATGTATAGACAAGAAGTAATTGATAGAATGGTTGCATCAAAGTCGGGTAAACCATGGAAACATACGCATAAGAGGTTTAGGAATATCAATATATATAAAGATGGGGAGATTGTAGGCACTTTCAATGGTCCGAAAAATATCTCCGAAGTACTAAATTTGAATTATGGGTCCGTTCTAAAATTATTGAATGGTCAACGTAATTCACTATTTGGATATAAAATAATCTAAGGTTATCGCTTTAATTACACAAGATGCAAGATATGCACATCATAGAACCACAGTAAGTGGTCAGCAATTCACAGTTCCAACATCGGATGATTATACAGATGGAACATGGCTAAAAACTGATTTAAAGATTGGTGAGATCGCTATTAATGTAGTAGATGATACTGCTTGGATGAGAACGTATAATGGTATAGTTCAAATTGGAACAACAGCAAGTGGATCTTCAGGAACGGCACAAATCTGGCAATACAGCGCACCCGATATTTTAATTGGGTCTACTTATTCAGCTGATTCGGTGTCACCAAGAAGCGGTTATTACACTGATTTAGGAACTTCTACTCTTAGATGGAAGGATTTATACCTTGGAGGCTCAACGTCTTCCTATGGCGGTATAAATGCAAATGGAGGGTTAGTTATAACAGAAGCACTATCAAATGGTATTTTAACGAGTGGATGGGAAGTATTAGATAATGCACCAATTAAGATTGGTGTTGGTACTGTTTCTAATGTTAATAACATGGATAGAATGCTTTACTTAAATAGTAAGGATGTTTATGTAACGGGAACTGGTAATCAAAGAGTAATGATTGCCTCGAATGGCGTCATCATGGGAACAGCAAGTGATATACTTGTTAGTGGGTCTAATGTAATCATAGATAATGGTGTAACGGGGCATGTACATTTAGGAGTTGGTTATAATAAAACAAACTATAACTCGAGTGAAGTTGTGGTTGGCGGTAGATTAGCAGTAAGAGGTGTGGCAGATGATGGTTCAACACAATATGATAGAAGTGATTGGATCACGGCACAATCTGCATTAAGAACTACAAATGCTAATACAACAACAATAACTCAAATACCTTGGGTTGCTACGGCAAGTGCTGGTAATGTTGTGTTTGTTAAATGTTTTATAACAGGGTTCGAATTAACAGATGCAAGTAATGTTTATTCAGTTGAAATAACTGGATGTTATTCAATAGATGCATCTACAAATGTATATGAGATTGCTAATCCAGTTAGAGCAAGTGAGTTTTCAAGTTGGGTTGGATCACAACCAGATGTAGAGATGTTGGCAGATGCTAATGGAGTTTATATAAAAGTAACTGGTTTGGGTGCAACAACTATTCAATGGTTAAACTCATATTCATTCCACCAAATAATTAATATAGCATAATGAGTGATTATTCAATTAATGTCGTCGTCAATGGTGTAGAACAATCTGTAAGCACTATTGGTGAGTTAGAGGAAGCCTTAAAAGCAACCAATGCCGAGTTGAAGCAGGTTGATATAAATAGTGAGAAGTTTGAAGAACTATCTAATCAATCTCGTACTCTACAAAGGGAGTTTCAGAATCTTTATAAAGAGGGAACTAACTTCAATAGAAACTTAGGTCAATTAACAGAATCTGCTACTAGACTTGGCTCTACTATAACATCTGGTTTTGCTGCTGCTCAATCTATTATGGCTCTAATGGGTAATGATACTAAGGACTTAAGTGAGGCACAAGTAAAAGCACAGCAAATGCTTACTGTTGCTATGGCTGCAACTACTATTGCTACTAATGCTGCTAAGTTGGCTGAGGATGCAAGGAATGTTGGTATGGCTTTACAGAGTGGTCTAATAAGAACTATAACTACTCTAACAGGAGCACAGGCAGCAGTAACAGGTGAGGCAACAGTAGCACAGACCGCATTAAATGCTGTAATGAAGGCAAATCCAATTGGAATTTTAATTACTGCTATAACAGCACTAGTTGGAGCATATGCATTATTTAGCGAGGATGCTGATGACGCAGTATCTGCAAATGATAAACTAAACAAATCTTTTGAGAGGAGTGTAGAGGTAAGTGGTGATGTTGTTGCATCAACAACAAAGATAATTTCTGCGAGAAAAGAAGAGACGAGACTAGCAATTGAGCTAGCAAAGATTAATGGTCAGATTTCTGAAGCGAATGCAAAATCACAACTTGATAAGTTAAATATTACTCAAAAAGTTAATGAAGAAGTTAATAAATTAACAAAACAGCAATTAGAGTTTGAATTAAAGCAAACACAGGAAGCAAATAAGAAGATTTTAATAGAGGCAACCAAATTTGTGGAGACAGCGCGTGGTATAGATATAAATAAACCACTAGGGCAATTACCAGATACAGAAGAATCTTTAATTAAGTCATTAGAGATGATGAGTAAATCAAGTGATGAGAATAGAGCAAAGAATGCTGCTAAAATGTTAAGTGATATACAGAAAGTAAGCAGTACTACTATTACTAAATTGAAGAATGACCTTACGATTGCAGAAAAAGAAGCAACTGCAGCTACAGAAAAGGGTAATGCTGATAGAAGAAAGATTTATGAGGATCATTATAAGGAGTTGGCTAAATTAACTGCTGATAAAGTTGCTTCATTATCACAAGTCGAAAGGGATGCTTTGACTAAGTTAGAGGATATGAAATTATCTGATGATATAACACGTCAGGGTGAGAAGATTGAGTTGGAATATAAAAGAACAGACCAAGAATTAAAGATAAAGGGTGAAGCAGCAAAGAAAGAACTGCAATTAAAGGGTGCTACTAATGAGCAATTAAAGCAATTAGATGATCAATTAACAGCAACAAGAGATGCTAATGCTAAATTATATGTCGAGAAGTTAGAACAGAATAATAGATTACAAGTTTTATATGCTGAGATTGCCAATGAGGAATTAACATTTGGTGATTTAAATTACTTTGATAGTAAGGATAAAATAGCGAGTGAGTTTGCTGCTAAATATGCTCAATTAAGACTAAATGAATTTAATGCCATTAAAGAAGAAGGATTTCAAAGTCTTGCTGAAAAAAGAGCAAGATTAGATGAAGAATTGGCACTAACAAAGGATTTACTTGGTAAGCAAGCAGATGCTCAAAGTGAAGCAGTTAGAGAAAGGTACCAAAATGATATTAATAAACGAAGAGATCAACAAGCAAAGTTATTAACTGAAGATAAGAAGGGACATGATGCTATTAATGCACAAATTAAGAATTTAGAGAAACAAAAGAATGATGAGTTATCGCTAATTAGTGCTGAATGGAGACAAAAGGAGAAGGAAGCAGATCAATCTAATTTACAAGAAAGAGCACAGTTGTTTGAAAAATATGTTCGAGAAATTCAATCAAAAGTAAGCGATTATTCTGCTACTGTTGGAACTTTAATTTCAGCAGCACAAACAGCTATAAGCACTGGATTACAAACTCAACTAGCAGAAACTCAATTAGCGTATCAAGCACAAACGGAGGCTGCTATGAATTCATATAATGCTCAAGTCCAAGCACAAAAGGAACAATTAACATCTGGTGTTATTAATAGAGACGAGTATAATAAGAGGATAAAAGGTATAGATGATAATCTTAAGAAGCAACAATTAGCAGCTCAACAAAAGCAAATAGCAGAAGAGAATAAGTTAAAGCAAAAAGCTTTTGAACAAGAAAAGAATTTAAAGATTGCACAAACTATTATAGCAACTATTCAAGGTGCTCTTTCTGCATTTACTGGCGCTATGCAGTTAGGTCCAATTGCTGGTCCAATAGTGGGTGGTATATTAGCAGCAACAGTAACAGCATTAGGCGCAGTATCAGTTGCTAATATCGCTAAACAAAAATTCGTGGGAACGGCAATGCCAGTTCAACAAATGGATACTAATGTTGATATTCCAGAAGGAACTAGTAGTTCAGATGCAATTAAACAAGCAAGTAGTGGAGGATTTACTAAGTTTCAACCAAGTTTAGTTGGAGCACCAACAGGGCCAGCAACAACTGGAACTGGTACTGGAACAAATGCTACACCAACTGCTCAACCACAATATGTAGTAAGTGTTATTGATATAAATGCTGCTCAGCAGAGAGTTGATGTATTAGAAGGAAATGCTAGTTTCTAAAAAATGCTTTTTATTAAAAATATATAGACAAGTATGAAAAAATTACCAAGATACAAAATTGTTCTTAATAACGAGGAACAAGGCGTATATAGAATATCATTAGTTGATAATCCAGCAATTGAAAAGAATTGGATTTATCTATCAAAGCAAATAGAGGATGTTGTCCAATATACATTCGCAGTAAATAAAGAAAAACAGATGTTATATGGCCCAGTGCTTATTCCTAATAAAGACATATTAAGAAAGAATGATAAATTGGGTGAACACTATATTTATTTTGAGGCACCAGATATTGAAGAGATTGCTTATAAGTTTCAAAAAGATGGATTAACAAATGCATTTAATTTAATGCATGAGGATATTCCAGTTAAAGGATTTATTGCTGAGACACGAATAATAAGAACAGAGGGTGATATAATCGCTCTAAGAGAACTGGGATACAATGATCCAATCGAGATTGGTACTTGGTTCGCAGGTGTTAAGATTGAAGATAATGATGTATGGAAAGAATTAATTAAATCAGAGAAGTTAAAAGGCTTTTCTGTTGAGATATTGAGTGGCTATGAGCCAGTTAATTTACAAAAAAATAACGATGATCAAATGGACAAAGAAGAAAATAAGGAAGAACTAGCGGTTGAGGGAACTCCAGCAGCTGAGGCTCCAGTAGAATCTCCAGCAGTTGAGGAATCAGAAGGTGAAATCACTCGTGAGGACATTGCTGCTATGATTGATGCACGTTTTACTCCGTTAATGGATGAAATCTCTGCATTAAAAGATCTTATCGCAAAATTAAATCCAGAAAAAGACGCTAATACTGAAATGTCAGCAGTTAAGACTGATGATATTGAGGCTAAGTTGAGAGAGATGGAGAATAAGTTTGCAGAAGAAATCCAAAAGGTAAAAGAGGAATCTAAACCACAGGAACAAAAAATCAAGGGTGATGTTTTTGAAGATAGACTATCAAGAGACGAAAAAAGAATTAATGATTTAATTAATTCGTTTGGAGTTAAAAAATAGTTTTTTCTGTAAATATATATACTCTAATAAAAATAAAAATTATAAAACATGGCTTTAACAGACAACACCACTTATTATGGTAAGGATGCGGAAGGTTTCTATATGAAAGCACTTCAAACAGGTGTAGCAAAAACTACTCTAAAGTTAATCCCTAATGCGAAAGACACAGTAAAACTAGCATATTCTGATTTAGGAAATATTATTCAGGATGCAGGTTGTTCTTGGTCTAACTCAGGTGAAGGTAGTATTAACCAAAAATCAATGTCAGTTTGTAGAAAACAAATTCAATTAGAATATTGTGCAGATACATTCTGGAACAATTATTTAGGTGAGAGAATGAGAGCAGGTCTTAACACAGGTGAAATTATGCCTGCTGACTATGCATCTTTTATCGCTAATCAAGTAATGGATGTAGTATCACAAGATTTAGAACTTGCAATCTTTGCAGGTGATTCAGCTACTTCATCTTACCCATACTCAATCTGTGATGGATTAGTAAAACAAATGCAAGCAGACAGTGCAGTTATTGATGTATCTGCAACTTCATCTACACTTAGTTCATCTAATGTAATCACTGAATTCCAGAAAATCTACTCTGCTTCACCAGCAAAGGTTAAGAAACTACAAGGTTATGCTTGGTTTATTTCTGAAGAATTAGCAGAAGCATATAAATTAGCACAAGCAGCAACTACAGGTGGATTATTCATGGTAGGTGATAAAGAACTTAACTACTTAGGTATTAAGTTAATCCCAACTCCAGGTTTATCAGGTAAGCAAGCAATTGCAGGTCCAGTTGGATCAAAAGCATTCTTCTTAACAGATTTAATGAGTGATGCTGGACAAATTGATATTATCAATATGAGAAAAACAACAGGTGTAAACTCAATCAGAATGACTGGTTCATTTGCATTTGGTGTAAATTACTTATATGGTAATGAGTTTGTATTGTATGCGTAATAGGTGCAACCTATATAAAATAAAAATTAAAATAATATGAGTTGTGTACCATTTTCAGGTAATCTCTTGTTAGGTTGCGATACAAATTCAGGTGGAACTAAAAGATATATCTATATCACTGACTTTGATAATGTAACTACATATACCGAATCAGGTGGAACTGTATCATCAGTAACACTTGCTGGTGCTACATCTTCTTATGGATTTTGGAAATTCGAGTTCAATAAAAACGGAAGCGAATATACTCAAAACTCTCCTAAGAATATTGAAGCAGGTTCATTATACGTAGAACAAACTATCAATGTAGTTCTTCCACGTATTGATGTAACAAAGAGAAATGTTTTAGAAACATTAAAAAACAGATACTTAATTGCGATTGTTCCAGATAACAATGGATACTATCACTTAGTAGGATTAGAGGAAGGACTTCAAATGTCTGAATTGACTTCTACTACTGGTAGAGCAAGGGCAGACGGAAGTTCATATAACTTAACTCTAATGGCTGAGGCCAGTGAGGATAGTTTCTTCCTTGATCCTGCAATCTTAACAGGTCTAATTGCTTAATACTTTCAAGCAATTTAATTAAACCCTCTACATTAGATAGAGGGTTTTTTTATTTTAATATATAGTGTTATATGGCTACAATAAATTTGACATCAGGCACTAATTCAGTTTGGATTAATCTTAGAGATGCGGTTCCATATGGTGCTACTTCTACAAGTTATAACTTTCAATTTACATGTGAGAGTACTGGTGAAGAGAAATCGTTTTACCCAACGGATCTTCAACCAACTCAACGCATATCGGAATTTACAATTGTGGTTGGATCACCTGAGGATCTAAATAACTCTAAGTTAGACATAAGGAATGGGCAGTGGGAGTATAATATTTATTTAGCAGGAACATTACTTAAAACGGGTAAAGTAATAGTTGATAGAGATGATCCTGAAGCATGGACAGCAGCATCTCGCCCGCAACAAACTACTATCTATGCTAAAAGATAATGGCTTGGTATAATAATTTTATGAAGCAAACACAACCTGTGTCTGTTCCATCTACTACTAATATACCTGTTAATCCATCCGATTTAATGGATGCGTATAAACTTGGTAATATAGAATATCCTAAATATAGGTTAGTTCCATATAATGATTGGATTTTATTTGGTGCTAATAATCAATTTCCAATTGAGTTGGTTGAGTTAAGAAACAACTCGACTTTTCACTCATCAATCTTAAATGGTAAAACAAATTTAATTGCTGGTAATGGATTAATATTTGCTGATACAAAAGAAAACAGTATGAAGTGGTTATTAGATAACTTTACTCTAGTTCCCTTTTGGAGGAAACTGAATCAAGTATGGTGGCAAACAATTAGAGATCAGCAAACTTTTGGCTATTCATGCTTTCTTGTGCGTTATAACGCATCCAAAACAAAAATAATAGATCTACAATGGATTGATGCGTCACGTATCGCCTGTGGGCCTAAAAATGCGTCTGGTGATGTAGAATATTTTTACTACTCTGATAATTGGAATTCGCAGATGAGAAACAAACCAATTAAGTATCAAGCGTTCAATACTTCTAATATAGAGGATGATAAGCAACTAGTTTTTATCAGATATAATGATAATAATATGGACTATTATGCACTTCCAACTTATTATGGAGCAGTTAAGGATATTAAAACAGATTCGCTTATATCAGGTTATGGTCTTAATAGCGTATCAAATGGATTTTCTCCATCAGTAGCAATTACTATGATTAGAAAAGACACACCAGAGGGTAGAAGAAAATTTGGTGATAAGATGATAAGTAATTTCACTGGGTTTGGTGCTAAGTTATTAACATTTTTTGCTGAGACAAAGGATCAAGCACCTATTATAACTCCAATATCTACTAACAATTTTGAGCCTAATATAGAGATTTTACAATCAATGGTGATGCAAAAGATTATCTCTGCTCATAATATTAATCCAGTTATTGCTGGTGTGCCAACTCCTGGTAAATTAGGATATTCAAATGAAGTTGTTCAATCTTGGGCATTAACAGAAGCATTAACAATTAAACCAGAAAGGGATATGATGTTGGATTATTTCAAAGAAGTATTTGTATTCAATGGCGTTGTTAATTTAAAGGTTGATACTATTAACCCATTAAAGGATTTACAACAAAATGAAATTCCTAAATTAAAAATAATTAACTAACCATGATGACTTTTAGCGCATTCATAGACCCAGACTATGTTAAGAATAACGTGCCTATGGGTAAGAATATAGATGAGGATGAGTTCCTGCCTTTTATAAAGGAGGCACAATCTGTTTATATCCAGGATTTAATTGGAACACCATTGTACGAGGACTTAATGGAGAAAACTATTATGACTGGAACTGCTAGTATAACAACATCACCATATTTATCAACATACGAAAGATGGTTATATGAGTTATTATCGAAATCACAAGCATATAGAGTAGTTCAATTAGCAGCATTTCATATTACTTATAAATTGAGGAATGCTGGATTAGTACAGGCTCAAGCACAATATACACAGAATCTATCATTAAAAGAGATAGACGCGTTGGAGCAAAGAATGGAGAACTTAGCAAATCATTATGCAGATAGAGCAAAGAAGTTCTTATGTGAGAATAGTGATCAATTCCCTCTTTATACTGCTGCAAGTGAGGATATGTATCCTAATAGTTATAATGATGTAGATGATGTTTATTTCCCAGATGATTATTCGGGAGGGACAAAGTATATGACTTATAATGAATTTGTAAGTAGATATTTATCATAAAAAATAAAAATAGAAATGGCTAAAAGACCAAAACAAACAATAATCTTAGATGAACATATTTGTGATGACACTTGTAATCATGAAATAGTATTCTCAAAAGACCAAGTCGAATTCCAACATTTTAAGGATGGAACAATACATGCAATCGTAAAGGGTGTAGGTATTATAGCAGTAGGAACTAATAAAAGGGATTTACTCCAAAAAATATTCGGTGAATAATGAAACAAGATACATTAGTTCATATAGGACAAGTAGCAGTTGCTAATATAGCAGCGTATGGTGTAACTCTTGCTGATGTAAATGAGATAGTTAAATTCGTATCTCTTGCAGCAGCAGCATCTTACACTATTTATAGATTTTATAAGGATGTTAAAAAAGATAGATAATGGCTAATATACAATCAATAGTAATAAAGAATAAGAGATATGAAGGAACGAGATTAACTATTGTTGGTTCTCATTCCTCTACTAATTATTATCATTATTCGGAGGCAGTAGGACACAGATACTTTGTTAATCCTATATCCTCAACTGCAAGCCCTACTATGGAATCAGTTACTTTTGATGGCTTTTTATCCTTTACGAGTTCCAATACTGGGACTTGGACTTTTGATTTAGTGCCGATGGAGACTGGATCAACTTGTATCATTGATAACTTCATAGTAGAAGGTTTCAAATCGGATACAACTGGTCAGTTCCTAATGCAATCTATGGGTTGTTGGAGACATACTGGATCAAGTCTAACGAAATCAGGAATGAACTATCAGTATATTAATGATGGGATGGTAGGTGCTACTGCTTATTTCACGGCAAGTGGTACAAGTTCAATTCAATTAGTAATAAGTGGAGTTAGTGCTGTTGTGGATTGGGATGTGCATATTAGATATATAAAGTCTTATCATACCTTGGTTCTTGGTGGAGGCGGTGGAAATCCAAGTGCACCTTATTATCCTCCTCCAAATCCATTAGATTAATAGAAGAAGATAAAATTAATAATATATAACACATGCCAAATACAGATATAAATTGGGAAGAAGTTAGAAGAAGATGGATCTTAATGGGTATGCCTCCTTTGGGTGGTAATTCGTTGAGGGTTAGTGTAGATGATTACACTAAATGTTCTGGTGATATTCAAACTCTTACTACAACAGTTAGTGGTGGAACAGCACCATATACTTACCTTTGGTCTCCTTCAACTGGATTAAGTTCTACAACAAGTGCTAATCCAACTG